GACATCACAATCTTAATTACAAATCCATCAAACTGTTCTAAATCATTTATGGTAAATTGATATTCTGAGAAATCATTTTGTCCATTTTTCTTCACTTGAGCATCTGCTCTACCATCATTTAATCCAAGATTAATAATATCATCACCAAAACCATCACCATCAGTATCTATTAGATTTTGGAAACCAGGAAATGCTCTATATGTTTGAGAAACTTCACTAGAATCAGCACTGAATAATCTATAGAAAACTCTAAAGTCTGCTTCTGGTTGAACATTAGCAGCAACAAATACTTTAATTGATGTTGCAGGTTGCTTTAAATTAACTCTCTTAGATACAAATACAGATCCATGTTGATCTTGATCTAAAGTTTTAGTAGTAGTATCAGTAATATAATCCGATACTGGGTTGTTAACTTTATTTCTACCTAAAACAAAAGCAGCATATTTTGAATCTAAAACTGGAGATAAATTTTTATCATTTGATGAAAAATCAACCTTTAATGCCAATGATTTATTCTTAGGTAAAGTTTGTAATCTAAGTGCTTCATTAGTTTTAGATGCTACCAATCTTGGAGTTGGGAAGAATGTGGTTTCATTTAATATAGTTGGTTCAAATCCCTGATCAATAAAGGATACCTCATTACCACCAGCACTTGTTCCACTAACAGTTCTAACTGAAGTGTTAACAAAAGTTCCTTTACCAGGAGTAATAGCATTGAATTGTGCAGATAAAGTGCTGTATTGATGATTTTGTGATATTCCAACTGATTTACCACCTACAGCTTTTTCACTAGTGAAACATAGTAATGCTTTATTATCAGGATTACCATTTGTACTTCTAGGACCAGTTCCTCTATCAATTTCTAGGTAATAATTATCGATACTTGATGCATTTCTTAAAGTTGTATTAGAAGGAACGTTCATAGTACTATTAATACCAACTAATGGGAATCCATTAATTTGATATGGTTGAATAGAAACTCCTATGCTATGACCAATTGCAGTAGAACCACCAAGTCCTCTGCTGGCAATTGTTAACTGTCCAGTTCCTACAACATAAGAAACAACTTCATTCTCAATTAATGCCTCACCTCTATCAGTTGCAATACCTGCAAAATTAATAAACTGTGAAGTTGATGCAACAGATACTAAAGTATCGCTAATTTGTAATTCTGCAGTTGTTTGAGTTGCTAATGAATCTGGTTCAATTCCTTTAATCTTAACAGCGTTATTTCCTCCATGATGGGCATGATTATATTGTATAACCTCAATAACATTTCCTGTATTAAGATCGCTTAGAACTTCAGAATCTGCAGTTACAGTTGCACCTGTTGCTTGTTGTCTACCCTGATCATTATTAGTACCATAATGAATAAGATTTTCACCTTGCTTAAATGTTGCACCCTGAACATCTGTTAGATGAACTGTATCCAATGTGGTAGAAATTTTTGTAACAGCAAATTTAGCACCAGCACCTTTCTTATAATTAGATCCTGTGGGATCAATTGTTAGAATATCACCAACAGCAAATCCACTACCACCATTACCGTTAGAAGAAGTTCCTGTATTTGTAAGAGCAGTAATAACACCATCAGTAACTGTTATATCAGCACTAATACCAGTACCATCACTAGTTGTTGATATAAGATCAACACCAGATGTAGAAATGAAGTCATATCCAGATCCACCAGAAACTATTTCTGGTTGTACACTATCATCATATTTTGCAAATACGTTTTCGATTACACCAGTGATACTTCCATCTTCTGGATCACTAGCAGCACCTGTGCTTAATTTTCTACCAACTTGACCAATTGAATCAGCAAGACCAGTAACCTTAACCTTTAATTTTCTAGGTAAAGTTCTGATTGGGTTATCAGGTAATACTTGAGTATTTTCACTACCTGGTTCAACTGGACTATTGTAGAATGTTACTGTACCAGAAGGAACAAATTCTGCCTTATATAACTGGAATGTCAAATCTTGGTATTGACTTGGAGTCCAAATTGTACCATTTTGAGATTTGAACAAACTACCGCCGATATATTGCTTAGTGCAAACAGCAGCCTCAACATCAGGTAAATTTGCCGTTTTGACAGTCTTCTGACCCATAGTTGAAACCCACATCTCATATAAATCAGATGCTGGAGATAAGAATACTATTGCATATTCCTTACCACCTTCTAAAAAGACTGGTGATGGGAATTTAATATTCGTTGCTATAGACGCATCTACAGATGTTGTAATATTATTTGGGTTTAGTGAAACCTGTGCATAATCCTGAACGAGGAAGTTGGTTGGTGTTCCTAATTCAACATCTCTAATTTCTACAAATACCTTGGCATTTGGATCCTTACTTGCAAAATAAACATCAACAGAAGTTAAGAACATCCCTGTTTCATCAACTCTAAATGACTGTGCTAAAGGATCTCTGTAAGGAGCTTCAATTCTTTCAGTTTCTGATGTGCTAGAAACTTTAGTTGAAGATGTTATTTCATTTGGTCTTTGTGGAGGTTCGGGTGGATTTCTAACACCAACTGTAGATGTTTGCTGTGTTAGAATTGTTCCTGTTGCATGGTAAGTTCCTGTTGCATCACTAGCAAGAGCAGTGCTTCCTGGTAGGGTTACTGTTCCTGGTGTAGTAGCAGTTAACTTAAATGTTTTAGTTCCAGTATAGAATAATGTTGGTGGTTGAGGTGTTTGATTAGCATTTCTAAAGAAGAATGCACCTAAAATATCACCCCAATTATCAGACATTAATGATGCATTTGTTACAGTTGCTGTAGCACCACTTGATTCTCCAACAATAGTACATCCCTCAGTTACAAATCCATAATATCTTTCATCATTTGCTAATGAGATAACATCGACATTAAATATTTTTGATGTTGATGAATAAGCATCAGATGGAGCAGGTCGTGTTCTATCAAAAATATCAACCTGATATTTTTCAACACTACCATTTTTTACATTAATTCCACTTGGAGATCCTAAAGGAACTGCAACTACGCTTTCATCACCATACTTATGCTCTGGTGGCATTATATTAACTTTAGCAATTTCCTTACCATTTTTGAAAACGGTTGCATCTTCATATACGGTAAACGTACCTGAAGTCATATCAATTTCCGTTACTTTAGGAAATACGTCAGGTATTCCACTATCAAGGTAATGATAATGCTTAGTAAATGGTTTTAATCCATTTCCATTAAAGGCAACGTTCCTAGAACGCATAAATGGATCTGTTGCACCACTAATCTTAATACTCTCAACATAATCAAACTCTCTAAGAGGTTCAATTGTATTAGTAAATGATGTTTCTACTGTGCGTGTTGTAGTTGTAGTTCTAGTGGTTGTAATATCTCTATGATTACCTTCAAATACATCCTGATCAGTCTCAACTTCAGATTCTGTTACATCTACGCCATTATCAACTGTTGTTGTATCAGAAACGACATTTGCTTGTTCTGCCCAAGTTGCTCCACTAGACTCTGTTCTAAAGTCATCAATATAGATTGTTCTAGTCCAGTTATCAGATGGTGGATCTAAAATAACACTACCAGCAAAAACAATAACGTTAAATGGGTTAATATTTTCAACTTGAGTTGCTTGAAGATTTTTAATTTCACTAGCAACTTCATCATATTTAAGAGTGATTAAATCACCAGTTTTTTGGCAATTGTCATCGAGTAATTTTAAGTTTGCACTTCTATCTACAGTATTAGCATCTATTGATGGATCATATGCTAAGTCTGCTTTTAATGACCAGAAATCAACAGCACTAATTAATTCTTTATTAACTACATCAACATCACACCTAGAACCTTGAGTTCTATTGAAGTTGATAAAGTTTCTATCTTTAAAATCATTCGCTACAAATCCAGTTTTGAATCTATTCAATCCATCAGCATCAGTAACTTGTAAAGATTTAGTATCTAATTCTAAAGCAGTAAGAGAAGTCATTACTTCTAAATTAGAAACTCTCTTTTCGATTCTACCAATGTCTCTCATGGTGAATCTTCTATTATCAAATAATTTAATCTTTGGACCTTTTACAGGATCATATAGATAAGCTGGAAGTGTTATCTCTGCAACTTCCATAGATGGACCAATTTCTGTTGGTGGTGCTGGATTATCTGCAGAAACACCTTTAATCAATTTTACTTCTTCAAATTTATTAATAACTAATTTGTCTATTCTAGGAAGATAATAACTATATCCAACAATAGAACTTTCATTTGGTGCAACAACATATTTTGTTATTGATTCAAAAGTTCTAGCAGCAAAATCAAATGGTGATTTATTATTTGTAACTGCAGGATCAAATGGATTAACTCTAGGTCTAAAGTCTAAAATATCAGTTCCTCTATCCCCAGATATACTAGGAACATCATTTGTATATCTATCTTTGTTATAGGAATTTGCAGTAAACAAATCTCCACTTTCAGTGCTTTGAGTCTTATAATTATCAAATATAATTAATAGTCTATTTGTTGGGGGTGAAGAATTAGGTTTTCTAACAATTCTAGAGTAATCACTATATTGTTTTCTATGACCTTTATCTAAAGTATAATTTGAAGTTCTATCTACATAGTTACCATTTGTTATACCTTGTAAATTAGTTTCAATATTAGACTCCCTAAATGTAATTGTTTCTCCTCTAGAGAAAGTATTATCATTAAGATACACAAATTCAATTTCTGTTGAAGATACTCTATTAACAATCTGACCAATTGCTCTACTATTCTGACCTATAAATTGTTCACCAATCACAGTATTTGTATCTAATCCAAGACCAGAAACAAATGTTAATTTATCAAGAGAGGGTATATTAGTATCTTTAGATTCATATATTGCATGAATCTTAACAACATCTGGGACATTTAATGAAATTTCAGTATCTTCAACCCGTAATCCATAATACTTACTTTGAGTAAGACCATTATTTGTAGATACACCTACCTGTCTTGTTATTTCTACCTTATTACTTCTAATGTAATCTTTTGATTTTGTTATCAAACCAACTTTTTTCAAAGTTACATTTATACTACAAGCAGTGCTTGCAGATAATCCATTAAATGTAATATCATTACCATTATTTGTTATGATAACCTGATCTGCAGTTAATGGTTCAGTTGTTCCATCATCATAATGAATAGAATATCTTTCTTCATCAAAGGTTTCAAAGAAAGCACTAGTAATACCAGAAGAAACATCCAATGCAGAAGAACTACTAAAAGATAATGTACCTGATGCTGATGTTGTTTTATTTGTTACCTGACGATTGATAAGAAGAGTTGAATTTGAAAGATCAACGGATGAAACATTTTTCTTAGGTAGTTTACTGTATAACCCAGATTTACTAAGGTTCGTTATCTTCGGTGATTTAACTCTGAATATATTTGATGTAGTTAATCCTGCAAGAATTTCACCACTGTTAACATTCTGTATATTGCTAACAGGTGCTAAATTCATGGTTGATCCGTCTGCAGATACTCCAGTAACTCTATTATAGGTTTGATTACCAAAGTCCGTAGAATAACCTACGATTGTATCTGTTTTTACACCAACTTGACCTGAAAATCTTCTTCTAGGAGATTGTGCTGTTGCACTGTTACCATTAGCAGCACCACTTACGGTTAATGGATCAACTAATGAAAAATTAGGTAATACTTTATCATAAAGAACCGCATCAGCACTAAAATCTGTTACTAAAGTACTTCCTGATAATGTATCTGCATCTTGGAATACTGATTTGATATCATCTGTTGTATATGAAGTAACTGTAATTACAGATGAATTTGAAGATTTTTTCTCCTCATTAAATATTAATTGCTCTCCTTGAATAAAGGATCCAGTTGTTTGAGATAAAATAAGTTCTGCTGGATTATGATCAGCAACATATCCTATTGCACCACTGCTAAGTCCTCTAACACGACTAGATGATGGAACTGTAGTCTCAATATTTGTTCCAGGATTAGAAATCTGTAATACTGTATAAGTTTGGAGATCATACAAATGAAGATCCCATTCTGTTTGATCGCCTGTATATTCTGCACCAGAAACTGCAAATGAATAAACACGAGCTTCACCAATCTTTGTACCAGAACCACTAGTTGGATTATTGAGATCACCTTTTCTTTGACTGTGAAGAGCAATAATATTAGCAGTTGTTCCACCAACATTAATCCAAGGAGTACCTTCAACATGATCAACCTTTAACATGCTACCCATTCTGAATGGAATGGATGCATTTTTTATTGATTTTGTATCTCTTGGTTTATCTACATCTAAAACTGTAGTGCCTGGCAGTGTTATATCAAATCCTCTAACATATGCTTTACCTGGAGATAACTTAACACACATAGTGTCATCTGAAGGATCATTACCCTCATCAGTTTTTTGTCCTTCTACATATAAACCATTTGAAGAAATCTCATCATTTAGAGAATTTTGAACATTAACTCTAAACGGATTTACTGCATAATTACCAGACTCATCAAATGTTCTTTTTGCAAAATACTTTCTAATTTCAGAATATACCGTGGTATCTTGTAATTTTTTAATTTCACCATCTCTAACACGAATTAATTCTACAAAATTAGTATCTTCAAAATCTAAAAGTGCTTTTTTTGCTAATTTAACACTTATCTTAAATCTATCTGCACCTGGTGCTGCATAGTTGGTAAATCCTTTTGCATTATCATTTAAAGAATCATCGTCATTTGAATTGATGACAGTTTCAGATATCTCAAGACCAACTCTATATGATGGTTTATTAGAATATGGTTCTAATACAAGAACATCTTTAGTAACGTCTACAAAAGTTCCTCTTATAAAATATACTCCATTATCAACACCAACAGCAGATCCGATAGTACAAGGATCTTCAGATAGTACTGTTAGAATTGTTTCACCTGCATTTAATGTGGTATTACCATAAGTAATATTCTCTTCAAGTGTTAAAATTTCCTCATGAGGAAACATTTCACTTATAGAATTTATACCAGATTCATTATATTTGACAAAAAGAGTAATATCCTCAACACCTTCATCTGGTGGTAGAATATAATTCTTGACTGTACCGACTATTTGAGAGTTTTGTCCTCTAACTTTAGTTCCTTTTCCATTATTATTGTTTATTAAAGCATCCAAATATATCGTAACATCAATACCTAAATGATCTGGATTTACTTTTACTGAGAAATATGTACTATCATAAGTAACTGCTCCAGGTATAACCATAGAGCCTTCTTTGAATATATGACTTCCAAACGATTCTAATTGATTCTGTAATATAGACTGAAGACTTGTTAGTTCTCTGGCTTGAACTGGAAATCCAGGTTTAAACAGTACCTTATAAAAGTTATCTGCCTTATCAAAATCATCATAATAAGGACTTATATTTAAGTTAGTCTTTTGTGGCATTTTTCTTTAGAATTCCAGGATGATTTTAACGTCTTCTTTTTGTCTCTCATTGCGAGCAATCAAAGGTCTATTGTCTAGATAAACAATTTCCCCTGATCCTTTATTTATCTCTGAATTAGATAACCCATTTGAAAAATTAATTCCAAGATCAATTAACTTAGTTCCAGTTGGATTTGTGGTTATTCCACTAAATGAAGTATTAATACCTGCAGAGAAATTAGAACTATCTCCTTTTATAGCATTTGAAGATGCTTCAAAGGAATAAATTGCACCAGAAGTTGATATACCAGTGTAATCAGTTTGATCATTTGTAGCCTTTGTAAAGTTTAGAGATCTATCTCTAAAGTACTTCATAACTTTAGTGTCTTTATCGTATGAAGCAACATACCCTTGTGCAATTCTACTATCATTCCGAACTTGCGTTATACGCTCACCAACTTTAGGTTCATCACCAGAAACGGTATTAAAAATAAATGCCTGTAGTGATGAATATGTAGAGTCTGTGTAAGTTACTGCAGTCCCTACTTTAGTTGGATTCTTAACAACTCCAACCTGTGCAAACTTTGTATCAGATGGAAAGTCTTTTGTAGAATCATCAAATCTTGCATATATTAAAACTCTATCAGTACCCAATTCCTTGTAAATATCATATCCATGCCCTAAAGATGGGGGTATGATAGGAACAAGTTTTGCTCTTTGATTTGATGGATGAGCAGCATCTTGTAATGCACCTAAATCAATTAATCCATAACTATAACCACTTCCACCAGAACTAACAGTAGCATTAGTTATTTTACCACCTACAACATCAACTCTCGCTTTACCACCAGTGCCATCTCCAAGTATGTCGACTTCCTGTCCTAATCCATCAGCGTACTTACCACCAGCATTGGCAATGTAAATATGCTTAATCTGATTACCATTTAATGTAGAATCACCATTTTCTCTGACAGCTTTAATTTGAGCATCAGTGCTTGTTGCCCAATCATTAGGAACAGTAATATATTCTGTAGAATCAAACTTTAAAATGTCTGCTGGAGAAACGGTATACAAATATTTCCATACATATCCATCACCACTAGTACCTGCCCTAGATGGTTCTAAGTCAGTAAACATTGGTTCATCTTGTGAGATATTACCTGTTGGATTATCTCCACTTGAACCATTTGAAATGCAAACATATACT